GCAATAGGTATTTGGGTTGAATGTGGTGCTGTTATTCCTAAAGGTGATGCGCTTCTTTGTAGAGTAGTACCTGCAACTTGGCTTATAGTTTGTTGCCTACCATTAATATATAGTTTGTTGTTTGTGAAATCAGTAAAATCAAATAGACCTGCTACTTTGTTAAACTCTCCATCAAACAAAAACGAGCCATCAGCAATACCATAAGCATCGCTATTCCAAGTATTAAAACCAAATTTTTTAGATGAATTGCCGTGATAATAAAGACCATACTGATTAGTAGTTCCATTTATAAAACCACCTATATTTCTCGCATCAGTGTCGGTTGATGCAAATTCAAAATATAATACTGCTTTGTTACCTGTTGGTGTACCGATAGCACCTAAAGTATTAGGTAGTAAATCTGCACTACGAGTAACTGCGCTTCCTGAAGTGTGTATTAGAGATGTTGCATAGCTTCCCTCCTCTATTTGTGTTCCCCATATATAAGTTTGACTTCCTACAGTTGATGTCGTGTTATTATTTCCGTCTGAATTGTTTATATATAAATAATTAGTACTTGTACCAAATGTTATTTTAGCAGAACACCTGTACCATCCGTTGCCATAATTTTCTATTTTTGCATTTCCCCAAGCTGCTCCATTAGTTCCAATAGTTCCATTACTAATATTAAACCATAAACCATTAATACCATTAACACTACCTATATTATAGAAAAATATATAATCATTGGTTATTCTTTTTGCAAAACAAGACATTGTTAACGTTTTACTATCCCAAGCCGTTGACTCACTTCTTGTTAAGCTTCTAAAAGTTGCTGTATTAGTTGAGTTTAATTTGTTAGCAAAAGTGTTTCCTGTGGGATTTACTGCTGTATTGTCTGCAATCAAACTTGAACCTTGTAAAGTCCAATACCCACTTAGAGTTTCTGAATATGTAACTAAATTTGTTCTACTTGGTTCAAGCAAGATACTCGGCTCTCCGTTTGTGTAATCTATTCTTGGTATGTCTAATCTGTCTGTTGTTTTTAGATAGTCTTTTGGTTGGTCGCCTTTTACTAATTGTGCGCCCCACACATAATAGTCGCCACCATTAGCATTTTCAGTTACTACTCCTGCTCCGTGATTAGATGCTCCTGCTGTAAAATCTCTAACAGCAGATACTCTAAACCAACCGTTACCTGCTGATTCTATTTTAGCATTAGTAATTCCTGATGGTATTGTACCAAGTACACCTGTGTCTAAATTAACATCAAATTTAAGTGAAGCAACTCCTTGTTGTATGATATAAAATTGAACGCTTGAAAGAGAGCCTTTTTTTACAAATGCTGAAAAATTATATTTTTGTTTATCTATTTGAGTAAAAATTCTTACACCTGAAAAAGCATCAGAATTAATAGTAACTTTGTCGGCTGTAAGTGTGCCATCAGGAGCTAATATTTGGTTTGTTGTTACAGTAGCATTTGTTTTACTCCAAGAACCATTACCTAAATCTTCACTATACGAAGCTAAATTATAAGGCACATCTTCTATAAGATAATCTTCGTTTACTCTTGTTCCTGTTGAGTTTCTGTCAAAGTCAAAGTCGGCATCTGTTATTTCTTTTACGCTTATGTTTGTAATTTTAATATCACAAGGTATTTGTCTTTCAATATATAATGTAGATGAAATTGCAACTGCATCAAAACTATGTAGACCAACTGTAGAAACTATTGGGCTTAAACCAAATGAAGATTGCATTTTTAAACTTCCTGAATTGTTTTCTACTATTTCATATTCTACTCTATATTTTCTGCCGACAGTTAAAACTAAAACCTGATAAATAAATTGATAAGTTCCACTTGATATAATATGCGCAGAGCCATTAGATATTGTCGCACCACTTGATTTAGTCCAATCAGAATCAGTAGCAAAGTTTCCGTTCGTAACAAGCTCTTGACCTAATGATTGTGCAGGTTTTATAGAATATAAGTAGTCCTCAGCATAAGCTGTAGGTGTGGTTATTATGGATGCTTTCTTAAGTAAACTCATATCTTAATCTTCTAAGTTTTCTAATAGTTGTATTGTCATTGTGTTGTTCTCGTATATTTGCACTCTCCTATTCAAATCAGAAGTGTGGTACTCTATTTGATATACGTCTGCCCAATCAATCGTTGAGGTTGCGTTCCCCCAATAACTCTCGCTGTATGCTTTTCCCCAATCTATTGTATTCGCCATCTTTTTCTTGTCGTTTTAAATATTGTTTTAGTTTTTCAACATTAATCTTTTTCGGTTTGTACATGCTCATAATTATAATACCCAGCTATGAAAATTAACATCCTTGTCAGGGTACATATCTTCATTAGAGTTAGAATTATATTCTGGATATAATGTCGAGTTATAAGCCATGTAATCAATAAACCTTCTAGTATAAAACTCTGCTGTTTCTGAAACCTTGTTTACCAGCATTGCAACCTCTTCTTGTGTTACAGAATCAGAGTTCTCACTTCTATGTTTAAATACTCCTCCATTGCCTATCTGGTACATAGCAAACGGAAGATAATTACTTTGTGTAAACCATATTAACATTGGCTTTATATAAGTTGTTAATAATGATTTGTAATGTGAATTAGCAGGATTATTTATATCGTTACCTGTTGTTATTAATGTTTGTAGTTTATTATATAAATCTGTTCCTAAATAGTTTTGTATGTGTGTATCTTGTGCTACCTCAATAAACTGAATTACCTTATCAGCATCTAAGTTCCCATCTATTATGGATTTTCTCTTTAAGTCTATTACTGTTATAAATAATGCTTTTGCCATAATCTTAACTATTTGGATAAGCTCCTGAGTTCGGCATATCTGCTGGTCTAACAGATACCTCTGAAGGATTATTAGGTTCTACAAATCCATCCTTTGTTGCTTGATTAACACTAATCTTTGCATCATCAGATACTTTCTTTTTATATACTCTTAACTCCCAGTAATGCTTACAGTTTTTACCACCCTTGTATTTAAACAGAGAATAGTTTCTACCTTTGTGTCCTAGCTTCTTGTTTACTCCTCTAAAACTCATTAGTCCAATATCTTCTTTTCTAAATACAATATTGTCCTGAGTATATAATTCCATTCTTTTACAAAACTCTCTACTATTAGGAGACTTTCTTACAGGCATATAAGCATATCTTACTTTATATATTCCTCTATCCTGTTTAGACTTCTTGTTAGGAGCAGAGTTGATACTTGCTAAATTATCCAAATTAAAGCTCTTTTCCGAGTCGTTTACCTTTTCGGAATGTATAAGCTCCCAATCGTCAGAGATACGCTCTCCTAGAGCCTCTAATTGCTCCAAAAGGTCATCTCCTTGTTCGTCATCAAAGTCTGTTACTTCATCTGAGCTTAATTTCTCTCCTGTTTCTTCTTCTCTCTTAACTCTTGTAGAAATGTTGTCTAGCTCTGTAAACTCAATCGGTTGTAGTGTTACAAAGTATAAGTTCAAGTATATCTTGTTAAAGTTTAGTATGTCATTAATACCTTCTATAATTCCTTCTTGGAACGGTCTAATAACAATATTGTCCATCAATATAGAAGCAGTTCTTAACTCTTCTGCGTTATTCCCAAACCCTGTATTATCTTTTATCCCCAAAAGAATAGGAGATACAATACCATGACCTAACATAATCTTCTCTCTGCTCTCATCAGATAAGAACTGATACTGCGCATGAGCATCTGGTAAGTGTATAGGTTCTAGGTCTGCTTTAGTTTCTATAGATTCATTAAATGCTAAGATAAATTTACCTGCATTAGAACTGCCACTAAATTTGTCATATATCTTTCTTTCAATAATCTCTTGAGTTTCCTCATTCGGAATCCCATTGTTAAAGTTTATTAGTAAGCTAGGTTGTAATCCCTGCTTTATATTGCTAATGTGATAATTACTTACTTCTTCTTCTAAAGAACAGTATTGTAAACATCCATGATAATCAACAGGAGCATAATAATAAAAGCCACTTCTGTAAGGCTTGAATATATATAGCTCTGATTTTTCACTCTTTGCACCATTCCCAAATGTAGGGATTCTCTTAGGTGTATCGCTTGGCTTTATCTCAGCCCACTTAGGATGATAGTAATAAGCTCTAATTATTCCTTTAGAATCACACTTCTCTGCTCGTAAACACTCCATAGGAAAGTGTAGTACTTTTATTATTTTGGTTTTAGACTTGTTGTATACTACTTGCATAGCTGCTTGACCTAACATCTTGTAATCATTAGATACTCTCTTTACATCTTTAGGTCTAATCAATACCTTAAACTTAGCGTACATTTCAGGAAACTCTGCACTATCTGTAGCCTCTAATCCTCTACCATAGACCATATCAACAATACCGTTGATACATCTACTGTTAGTAGGTGAGCCTAAATACCTTTCAATAAGTATGTCGAAGTAGTCGTTGTTTTCTCCATAAGAAATCCACTTCTTATTGTAAACCTCTTTTACCTCTGGTATCTCGTAACCAGACAAGTTTACTACTCTTATTGAATTATTTTTTTCTTTATTAATCATCTAATATAATATATTCGTTATCACTAGAAGAACCAGTAAAAGGCTCGTATTCACCTGCATCAATAGAATGAATAGCCGTATTGTTATAAGGCACATCATTGTCTTCTAATACTAAAAGTCTATCTCTATAAAAAAGCTTTCCAGTAGTATTGTTTTTTATCTCCATAAAGTAATTAAAGTTCTTCCTAAATGTATTTACTGTTGCTGTTACTTCTAAAGCTAAATAGTTAGGATATTTAGTACTTACTAAATTTAAAAAACTAGCACCATTATTGGTTTCTTCTTCCACAAACTTAACAGTAAGCTTATTAGCATCAAGAGTAATAGTTCCGTCCTCTTGAGTAGTGTATTCTACAACACCATCTCTAGGTATTATGTTAAATGTCTGTGTCTCTGCTGCATTAATAACTATCATAATATGATAACGTAAAAACTATTTTTTGTTTTATAATAAAAAAGGGTAGACCGAAATCTACCCTTTTAATTGAATAATAATAAAGGAAGTATTATTCGTTACTCATATTTGAAGTCTGTACGTCAAATCCAGCACTAACGCCTTCTCCAACTAAAGTACTTAGAACAAATAGAGATGGAAGGACTTCTTTTCCTTCGAAAGAAATTGTATAACCATATAAATCTCCCATTGCACCACCAGTAGATGTATTCACAGATACTTCTACTCCGTTTTGTGCGCCAGCAATCCTAAATTTACCATTGTAATCTTCAATGATAATATGAGGTCTACCGTAAGATAATAACTTTAATTGCATCATAGTCTCAGCATTCTGAGCCTTAATAACAAAACTTCCTGATTGTGTCCAGAAAGATGTTCCGTTATCTCTTGAGTTTTCATTAGTTTCTTCAAACGTATTATTGTCTCCTCTTACTTCAAATTTGTATACCTGTACTCCAGCAGTTAAAGTGTCTACTTGACCGTTAAATGCAGAACCTGATGGTGCTACAGAAGCAGAGTCAGCCATACCAGCATACATAGCAGAAGTGTAGTTTCCAATGTATAAGTTTTTAATACCACCTACGGATTCTTTACACGCCTCTAATCTCCCTTTTGATATATCACAAGCCATAATTTAATTGTTTTTATTAAAAAAGGGTAGGTAGAATTTCCACCCACCCTGTTTTATTGTTAATACTTAGTTATTTATTATGAATAAAGAACGATTTCCGAACCTAATCCGTATTGTACACCAGCAGTATATCTCATAACGATTCTTACGTTTTGAGAACCATCAATGTCAGCCATGTCAATAACCTTAACTTCATTGTGGTCTGATAATAAACCAGTACCGAAATATAAGTTAGATTTTTGAGCAGCCATCATTCTGTTGTCAGCTAATCCAGTTGCAACAAATACTTTTA